ATGATTGATTGGGAAAAATCAGGTTTATTCAAAGCTTTTGCCCCTACAATACCAGGAACTAAACAAGCTGCGGTGGGTTACACCAAGCAAGAAAATTGGTATAGCTTGCAAGAAATGCAAACTAAAAATGGTTTTCTTGGGCTTTTAGCTGATGATGCAATTATGTTGGATGCCGACACAGAAGAAGATTCTGAAGCCTTAATGAAAATCATTCAGGGAGAAAAGCTTTCTTGCATGATTACACAAAGGGAAAATGGGCGGGGTATTCATGCACTATTCTTTAATATGAATGGTACTGTTCCGCAGAATCATACAAGTGTAATGCTTGCTTGCGGTGTAACGGTTGATATAAAAATTGGTGCAAGAAACGGTTATGATTGCTTGAAATTTAATGGAAATGAACGCTTTATAGTTTATGATGGTTCGCCATATCAGAACATTCCCAAATACTTTCTTCCCTTGAAAGGCTATAAGGCAGATTTTACTTCAATGGATGAAGGTGATGGAAGAAATCAAGCATTATTCAACTACATTCTTACACTACAAAGCTTTGATTTCACAGTGGAAGAAGCAAGGGAAACAATTGGAATCTTAAATAAGTATGTTTTGAAAACACCTGTATCCGATAAAGAATTGAATGTGATTCTTAGGGATGAAGCCTTTAAGAAACAATCATTTTTCAAAGGTACAAAGTTCTTGCATGATAAATTTGCAACCTATCTGAAGAATGACAATCACATTATTAAGCTGAATGGGCAGCTTCACATTTATCAAGATGGAGTTTATACCCAAAGCAGAGAAGCAATTGAAAGGGCTATGGTAAAACAGATTTCAAGCCTGAAGAAAACGAATAGAACAGAAGTTTTGAATCAGTTGGAATTGATTTGCGAACCCAAAGCCTTCAGCAGTGCAAAATTGATTGCTTTCAAAAACGGAATTTATAACATTGAAGATGATACTTTTTCTGAAAGTAACCCTTCTTTCATCATAACAAATAAGATTCCTTGGGATTATAACCCTGCTGCTGAATCTGAATTAGTTGAATCCACACTTGATAAGATTGCTTGCTACAATGCAGAAATCAGGGCATTACTTGAAGAAGCTTTAGGTTCTTGCTTATATCGTTCCAATACTTTAGGCGGTGGAAAAGCATTCATCTTAACTGGTGAAGGTGCAAATGGTAAATCAACCTTTTTGGATATGATTAAAACCATGCTTGGTGATGAAAATATCAGTTCTCTTGATTTGAAAGAGTTATCAGAACGCTTTAAGAACGCTGAATTAAGCGGAAAACTTGCCAATATTGGTGATGATATTTCATCAGAATATATTCCCAATGCTTCAGTATTCAAAAAGCTGGTTACTGGCGAACGGATTCAGGCAGAGCGAAAAGGACAAGACCCATTTGAATTTAACAATTATTCAAAGCTTATGTTTTCTTCTAATGATGTTCCAAGAATGGGCGGTGCAAAAGAAAGTGGTGCGATTTTAAGAAGGCTTGTGATTATCCCCTTTGAAGCAAAGTTTTCAAGAGATGATGCAGATTATAACCCTGAAATCAAGTATGAGTTGCGAACCCAGGAAGCTGTTGAATACACCATTCTTCTTGCATTGAAAGGATTAAAACGGATTCTTGAAAACAAACGCTATACGGAATCCGAAAAGGTCCAAAAGCAGTTGGATGATTATGAAATTATCAACAATAATATCAGGGCATTTATAAACGAATGTCAAGAAAATGATTTTGAAGGTGATTACCATATTATCAATGAACCTATTCAAGATGTGTATATGCACTATGAAGAATTCTGCTTTAGAAATGGGACAAAATCTTTTTCAAAAATTGAGTTCGGAAGGCAGCTTTGCAAGCTGTTATCTTTGGAAAGTTGCCCTTCCACAAGGAAGATTGGCGGTAAAAAACCAAGGATTTACCGCAAAATAGTTACAGATGGCTGATTTTTTCGCTATCTGTAACGGTATCTGTATCTACATCTGTAACCGCAGAAAAGCCTTTATTTTCAATGGTTTAGGGGTTGCGGTTACAGATGGTTACAGATGTTTCTAACTTAATTTATATAAAAAGGTACTCTATACAAAAGGTAATAGTGTAAAAAATAAATATAATATAAAATACCTTAAACATCTGTAACCTGTAACCTTTTTGAAGTTCTGAATGCGTTTGCTTCAGTTTGACGGATTTTCAGAAAAACACAAGGGATAACCTAATAAAACTTTAGATTTGGTACAAAAGAAAGGATGGTACTTATGAATAACACTGTTCGCTATATTGATATTGATGCTACACAAACCCATTTGGAAAACTTGATTCAGATTGCTGATAAAATTACTTACAAGGGATTCTTGATTGAAACAGGGTGTTCTAACCCTGGTGATAATCCTTGCTACAATGAAGCATATATTGACGAAAGAACCCATAGGGATAGGAACGGAATCTTTATAGTTAAACCGATTGCAGAAAATGAAAAGTTCTTTTGGTATATTTGCCCTTACTGCAAGAAGATTCACATTGAAAGTAAGCGGTACTTATTTAACAACAAGGTTATTCTTGATGCTAACTGCAATTATCGGCATAGACTTATTCAGAAGATTTGTCTGATTGCCCATGCTTCTCCCTTGGCACAAGAAAACATTGATGAAGTTCCTGATGAAGTCATGAAGGCAGAATGGGAATATATGAAAGCTTTTAATTCTATTCCTAATGTGGTTGATATAGATAGGCGGTGAACAGAATGGATAACGAAAATATAAAGAATCTGAACCGCTTCAAAGCCTTGTTTGGTGATGAAGGCTTGCAATTGATGATTAAGGAATTTCCAGGGGTAGTAATTCGCTTCCCCTCTACCCTGGATTACAACAAGGAAGAACGGAATACAAAAATTAAAGATGCCTTCTATGATGGTAAATCCGTTCAGGAACTTGCAAAAGAACTAATGCTTTCAGAATCCCGCATCAGAACCATCATCAATAAACGCTGATAGTATCTTGGTAGTAACAAAAACGCTTGAAAAGCCTTATAAATCAACACTTTGAAATTATTTATCCATAATTCAACCCCTTGCAGCAGTAAATTGATACTGTTTGCAAGGGGTTTGTTGTTTTAGAAAAGAACGCTATCCGCAGATTATGCAGACCCTAAAAAAAAGGAAAAGAAGTTGTTGATATTCAAGTTGAAAACGCTTTGGATTACCCCATATAAGCTTATATAACTTCATATAACCGACAAAACAAGATTACTTGAAGAATTACATACCCAAAAAAGAAACCCCCATATAAACGATTTAAGATTGAATTACTATATGTAGTGATTATTTTGTACGAAACAACTATATCTTGTGTATTTTAAGGAAATCAGATACTAAATATGGTAAAATAGTGTTGTGAAAATCTATAAAGAAAGGCGGTTGGGTTATGGCAAAAGTGAATATGGAAAATGCAGCTTTTCATTTGTTGACAAGCCCAACTTATGCAGAAGCTGCAAGAAGGGCTAATATTTCTGAAAGTACCCTTCTAAGACTTAGAAAAAAGCCTGACTTTCAAGAAGTTCTGAATGCTTTGAAGAAAGATATGTTTTCTGAAACCATGCAGAAGGCACAAAGCTATTCTAAAGAAATGCTGGAAGTGTTAAGAAATATTGCCTTGGATGATAAAGCAACAGATTCTTCAAGAGTATCAGCAGCAAAGGGAATTCTTGAATTGGGTGTTCAGCTTAGAAGCATGGAAGAAATTGAAGCTAAGTTGATTGAACTTGAAAAGGTGGTGATGGGCAATGAAAGTTCTTAATTTGAAGGCTTATTCCAAGAGAATTGAGGAAATCAAAGCAATGCAAAGCAAGCAAGGTAGCGGGATTATTTATATTGCTGCTGGTGCATGGCTTGAATCTGATGATGAATCCAGTTGTTTTGCTGATTATGCCAATAAGCTGATGGCGAGAGCATCAGACAAGGCAATTATCATTTTTGATGATATGGAAATGGGTTCAAACGGCTTGTATTTACCCAATGAACCGCTTCACTTCTTGGATAGGGCTTCACTAAAGCCTTTTATTGAATGCTTCAATGATGCCAAATGGCTTGAAATGTATATTGAAGTAGTTGCTTCCAGGAAGGACTTTTTTTCAAACATTGAAAACGCTGCTTTTCAGGATTTTCTTCAGAACTGTGAAAGCATGAGCATTCCCCAAATGGTTGAACGCTATTCAATGCAGAAATGGTTTACTGGAAGGCGGTAAAATGTGCCGTTAGTGCCTGGTTAGTTACAAAATCCCCTGAAAACCCAGGGAAATCAATACTTTGAAACTATGTGAACATAAATTTTTGAAAGGATGATGAAAAAATGAGTTTGAAAGATACTGTTATTAAGGGCATTGAAAAGATGCTTGCCTTAGAGGAAACCAAGAATTCTGAAATGGAAAAGGCACTGAAGAAGGGCTTTACTGAAATTGGCAATGGTGTTCGTGTTGCCATTACCCCTGAACAGAATGCAGCTAATGTAAATGCTATCAGGGATGAATACAACAAGAAAATCATGGTGGTTCAGGAAGAACTTCAGCAGACTGTTGATGCTGCTGAAAAGAAGGCTAACCAGGGTTATTACAAGGCACTTAGAACCCCTAACGCTGATGAAAGGGCTGAAATTGAGCATATCAAGACTGTTTACAACAATTCGCAGTCTATGCAGCGTGATTCTGATTTTGCTATGCAGCGTGATTTCCACTTGAAGAATGAAACTGTTAAGGCTTTTGTTTACTGCATGGCTTCTTGTGAAATCTATGGTACTGATGAAATGCCTGATAGCTGGCTTCAGGTTGTAAATCCTGATGTTCTTAATGAGCGTGAAAACATGGCTGATGTTCTTGAAGCAAAAAGACTGGTTGAAATCTATGGTTTGTATCAGATGAAGGATTCTGAAAGCATTACCCAGGTTCAGAAGATTGCTATTAAGACCCGCCTTCATGAATTGGGTGCTAACCCTAATGCAACCCGCTTTCAGTTTAGTTAATCATTCAGAATGGTTATATAGGGAATTCATTTGAAAGGGGGTGTTGGTATATGGTATGGCATGATACTTAGCAATCCCCAAACTAATACCAGTAACATTGTTCGTAGTAAATACCAAACCAAAAATAAAGCGGTATTAGTGAATTCGCTTCCTGGTTCGCTAATACCGCTTTTTCATATAGAAGGCGGTGATGCAGTGGAAAAAGAAGAATTGCTTAAATTAAAACAGTATAAAGCATGGGTGAATTGCTACAATTCCCAATTAAAAGAAATTGATAGGCTGAAAAGGATTGTTTCAGGCTTTAGCAATGCTGGAAGCATCATCAGTTCATTGGATGAATGGAAGCAATCCCTGATTGAAAAACAGACTATTTGGGAACAACACAGACTTTCCATTATACAAGCGGTTGAAGCTATTCCTGATGAACGATACAGAACCATAATCCGCTTGCGATATGTTGAAGGTAAGAGTTGGGAGCAGATACCCCCGCTTTCAAATTTTTCTTATTCTCATGTGCTAACCCTTCACAAACAATTTTGGGAAAAGGAAGGTGAAAAAGATGAATCCAAACATTAAGGTTTTCAATGAAAATCTATGGGCTGTTAATTTTCAGTATGTTGGAATGAACTACATTCAGGAAATTCATTTTGAAAATTTTGATGATGCAGTAAAAAACGGCATTGTTTTAACCGATGATGGAAAGTTTGTGGTAAACACTGCTGATAGCGTTATGATGCAGTATGTTTTGCCTGTTCTGAAGGTTGTTATGGGTTATCCAATGCACTTACTGCATTCTGATAAAGGGTTTTGTATCTACATTAAAGCGGAAAGACCTACTTTTGAAAAGATGAAGAACCCTGATTTGATTAAGCTGTTGAAGAAAAACAACTGTTACACAGTTAAAAGAAACCTTTTCGATAAAGTTTGTACTTGGGAAAAGGAAAGACGAAAAAGAAAGGACGGTGAAAAAGCGTGGCAACGATAAAAACAACTTTAAGAATGTATGACAGCGTTTCCCCTGTTATGGGTTCAATGATTAAGGTTATGAATACAACTATCAGCCATTTTGAAGCACTGAACAGGGCTTCTTCTGATGCCATTGATACTGATAGCATTGCTCAGGCAAGAAATGAACTGGCAAGGGCTGAAGTTGCTTTTAACCAAATCCAACAGGAAATTAGGCAAGCTGATGAACAGCAGAAAAAGTTCAATCAGGATATTAGAAATGGCGGTTCTGCTGCTGATGCAATGTTTTCCAAGGTTAAATCTTTGGCAGCGGGTATGGGTGTTGCCTTCAGTGCTAAGAAAGTAATTGAATTGGCTGATACCATGACCCAAACCACAGCAAGGCTTGACCTTATGAATGATGGGCTTCAGACTACTGAAGAACTTCAGAATAAAATCATGGCTTCTGCTAATCGTTCCAGGGCTGCTTATCAAACTACTGCTGATGCGGTGGCTAAGATGGGTGTAATGGCGGGTGATGCCTTTGCAAGCAATGATGAAATTATTGCCTTCACTGAACTTATCAACAAACAGTTTACCATTGCGGGAACTTCTGCTGCTGGCATTGATGCAGCTATGCTTCAGCTAACACAGGCAATGGCAAGCGGTGTTCTTAGGGGTGAAGAATTGAATTCCATCTTTGAGCAAGCCCCTACTATTATTCAGAGCATTGCAGATTATTTGGATGTTCCTATTGGTAATATCAGGGCTATGGCACAGGAAGGACAGATTACAGCAGATATTGTGAAAAATGCAATGTTTGCAACAGCAGATGAAACCAACAGAAAGTTTGAATCTATGCCTATGACTTTTGCCCAGGTATGGACAAACCTTCAGAATCAGTTGCTTCAGACCTTCCAGCCCCTAATTCAGATGATTGGCAGTGCTGCACAATGGATTTCTGATAATTGGGCAACCATTGAACCAGTTCTGTTAGCGGTGGCTGCTGCTGTTGGTGTTTTGGCGGTTGCTTTTGGTGTATGGAAGCTTGTAACCCTTGCCCAAACAATAGCACAATGGGCATTGAATTCAGCATTGCTTGCAAGCCCTATTACTTGGATTGTAATTGCTATTGCTGCTGTTGTCGGTGCAATTGTCTACTGGATTAACAAAATCGGTGGTTTGCGGGTTGCCTGGCTGACTGTTTGCAATGCTATTATGACCGCTTGGGATTGGGTTAAAATTGGCTTCTTCACTGGTGTTTATTGGGTTATTGGCTTGTGGGAACAGATGCAGCTTGCATTCAAAACAGTTGCAACCAATATTGCTAATTTTATGGGTGATATGAAAGCCAATGTTTTGATGATTCTGCAAAACATGATAAATGGTGCAATCAGCATCATCAATGATTTTATCAGCGTTCTGAATAAAATCCCTGGTGTTTCCATTGATGCCATTGCTGAAGTTACCTTTGGCACAACTGCACAGATGGAAAATGAAGCTGCTAAAAGTGCAAGAAACAGCGAATTAGCCAATTACAGAAGTGAACTTGAAGCTAATGCTGCTGCAAGGGAGGCTTCCTTGAATCAGATGAAAGCAGATGCAAGACAGGCAACAGCGGATAGACAAGCTGAAATTGCTGCTGCAAAGGTTGCCAATGCGGTTGATGATTCTGCAACCACTCTTGGAAATAGTCTTGATGGTGTATATCAGAATACTGGTGATACCGCTGCTAATACTGGTTCTATGGCTGATTCTATGGAAATAAGCAGCGAAGATTTGAAGTATTTGAAGGATATTACAGAGCGTGAAGCAATCAACAGATATACAATTGTTGATGGAATCACTGTAACCAACAATAACAATATCAATTCTGAACTTGATATTGATGGTGTTCTGGATACCATGATTGATGGCATTAGCGAAAAACTAATAGTACAGTATCCTGGCTGTGATTCTACTTGGTTTTAATTGAAGGGGTGGTGAATAAATGACTACACATGATTTCCCAATGATATTAAGAAATGTAATTAGTGAAAGTGTTAGAAGGGATAGCCCTTCAGGTGTTTACTTTGGAATAGTAATAACCCCATCCCCCTTGAAGATTTCTGTCGAACAGAAACTATTTCTTACAGAAAAGCAGTTGGTTCTTACAAGAAATGTAACAAACTTCAAAACCACAGAAACTATTGTTTGGAAAACAGAAGATAAAAGCGGTGGAAGCGGTGATTCTTCCTTTGCATCCCACAACCATCAGATTCAGGGTACAAAAGAAATTACTATTAACAATGCTTTGAAAGCTGGGGAAAAGGTTATTCTGTTGCGTGAACAAGGTGGGCAAAAATTTATTGTGTTAGATAGGGTTGGTTCAAATGGCTAAAGGTGGTTGCGATTTTAGAGAATTAAAGGAATTTCAGAAGAAGCTTCAGAAACTTGAAAAAACTGATTTTGATGCTTTTTGTGAAGCAACTGCTAAAGAATTGGCAGCAAGGCTTTTAGCAAAGGTGAAAAAAAGAACCCCTACTGGTAAACACGCTTTGGAAGAAGGAAAAATGGGTGGTACTCTGAAAAGAAACTGGACTGTTGGAACAGTTGAAAAACAGGGGGATGTTTACCAAGTTGAAATCATCAACCCAATCTATTATGCTTCTTATGTTGAATTTGGGCATAGGCAAGAACCAGGGCGGTTTGTTCCCGCTATTGGGAAACGCTTAGTAAGCGGATGGGCAAAAGGGAAATTCATGCTTACTATTTCAGAACAGGAACTGGAAAGGGATGCCCCTAAAATTCTTGAAAAGAAGCTTACACAATTTCTGAAAGATTCCTTAGATAACTAAAACAAGCCCTGGAAGATGGTTGAAAAAACTGTTTTCCAGGGCTTTTGTTGTGTCGAATATAGACCCTTCTTGTATAATTAAGATGCGGGGTATTCCCGCAAATTTTATATGAAAGGGGTTCTTACTATGAAAAGAACAAAATTTTTACTTCGATTTGTGGCAATCGCATTGATTGCAACTATGGCGGTTGCCTATGCAACACAAGCTTTGGCTTTTTCCGTTCCAACAGTAACGGTTAGAAACCTGGATGATTTGCTTTTGGCTATTGATGGTGCTGAAGATGGGGATTCCATTGGCATTGATGGGCTGATTGAAATTTATTCTGATGTTGTCTTGGGTGATGCTGATAAGCATATAACGCTTGTAAAAATAACCCCAACAAGTTCTATTGGCTTCAGCTATGTTCCAACAGAATCAAAGGTTCAGAATTTGACCTTTGAAGGGGCTAACATTGAAGCAAACTATCCTTTTCTTCAGATAAACGGGAATGTAAATGTAGAAAACTGCATTTTTGAACACAACAAAGTTGTAAGCGGTGCGGGTGCAGTTACTATCTTTGATGGTAGTGTTAATTTCAAGAATTGCCTATTTGATAATAACCAAGGAAATCAAGGTGGACATATTTCCATAAGCACTATGCAAAATGTACTGTTTGAAGGATGTACTTTGAAAAATGGTTCAGCTTCTTTGGGTGGAGGTGCTATTGTCAACAGCGGAAATTGTAAGTTGAAAGATTGCCTTCTGACTGAAAACAGCGGGACTACTGTTGGTGGTGCAATCAGGAATTCAGGAAATCTTACCATTGAGAACAGCAAAATTTTCAATAATACTGCTGAAGTTGGTTCTGACATTGCAACAGGCTTGGGAAACCCTATAACCTTTGTTGATTCTGCATCCGAATTAAATGCTATGTATGCCCCTGATGGCTTTACCGCTGAATGGCAGAAGGAAACCATTGATAGCCCTTCTTATGGCAACTATGTTTCTTGGAAGCTGGTTCTTACAGAAATTCCATCTGAACCAACTGAACCAACTGAACCTGAAGAACCTGAACAAACTGAAAAACCTGATGAACCAACAACCCCTTCTGAACCTGAAGAAAACAAGCAACCTACAAACACAACAACTACAACCAACAGCACAACAGAAAATAACCCTTCATCTTCAGTAAGGGTTGAAGAACCCCTTGGAACTGTTGAAAACAACATTACAGTGGAAAGCCCTTCTGATGATGTGCTGAAAGCTTATATTTCCGCTTATATGACGAATTCAGACAAAGGGGGAACAACTACCCCTATTGAACAAGTTGTAACAGTAGAAAGCCCTGAAGCGGGTTCTGATGAACCAGGAACATTGAACATCAATGTAAATATTGGTTCTGACCTTCAGGAAGCTTCCCAAACAGAACCAGTTGCAGCGGGTGCATCCTGGTATCAAGTGGCGGTTTTATGCCTGTTAGTGGCTATTTTGTGCTTTGTCATTTCCTTTTTGGTTAAGCCATGTTATAATTATAAAGTGAAGAATAATTTGGTAGATGAAAAGCCAAAAGAACAAGGGGGAAATGCTATGTTGTTTTCTAAGAAAGATAAAAGCAAAGCTGATAAAAATGAAATGAATATCATGCACTATGAAGGGTTGCAGGGATTTAGGCAGGACTTTCCTTGTACTGCAAGACTGGATGAAGAAGGCATTACCTTTGAGAATAAAGAAGGCTTTTCTGTTGGTTTGGCATACAGCAAGCTTCAGAGCGTGGAATATATGCCTGAAGTGAACTTTATGGGCAAGTATCACAATAACCCTGTTTCAACAGCTAAGATGGGTGTTAAGTGGTTCTATGTGATTCATTACATCAGTTCTTCAGGTGAAGCAAAATATATTGCCTTTTGGGGTGTTGATACGAAAACAAGCAAGTTCTTTGATGAACTGAAAACAAAGGTTGTTCCCCCTACTCATATTGAACTTTAAGAAAAGTAGCCAATCAGATTTTCTTTTCTTGTAAAAAGTGGTATAATTATATTTAGGGTTAATTACCAATGGGCATTACCACAAAACGCAAAATCAGAATGTTGCAACTTTGCAATGAAAAGGGAAATCAGCCATAGCAGCACTGCATATTTTTCTGCTATGGCTGACCTTATCTAACAAGAAATTTTCCAAGGTATAAACTACTTGGGCAACCTATGAAAAGTGGTTTATATGGGATTATATGACTTCAAGAAAGGGGGTTGAAAGCATGGGAAACGGATATATTTACAAATGCCCAAAGTGCAAGCATGAAGCAGCACTGAAAATGGGTGTTGGTTTTGTTTGCCCTAATCCCCCTGAAATTGAATCTGATATAAAAGCTGGCTTGTATGGTGAAACTGCAAAAGCTTTCTTGAATGAACATCCTGATTACTTCATGGATGCTTCTTTTGAAATCTACCAATGCAAATGCGGGAATATCCAAAATGAATATCATGTTGTTCTGAAGGCTGATGGTGTAAGAAGCTTTGTGAACAAACAGCATTGTAAGCAGTGCGGTTCAGTTATGAAAATGCTTACTGAACCACCTGAAAAAGTTCTTTGTTCTGAATGCGGTTCAGAAATAGCTTTGGATGTAATTCAGAAGATTCTTTGGGATTAGGTGAAGTTATGGTTAAAACATTTCAAGTTGAATATACACTGCAAGATGAAGCACTTGGGAAAATAACGCTTACCAGGGCAATGAATCAGATTGAATTGGGTAAGCTGCTATTGAAAGATGGTGTTACTCTATGCAGCGTTGATAAGCAAAATAAACAGGCTTATAAGCGTTCAAGAAGGGGTTGAAAATCAACTTTCAAAACCCCTGAAGAACATCATAAATTTTTAGGGTTAGTGCCTTGTTAGTAACAAGCATTGCCGAAAACCCTTGTAAATCAAGGGTTTTTCATTTATTAGAATTATGATATAATAATTACTGTATTTTAATTTTATGGAGCTGATAATATGTTTATACCGATAGATATGGAAACATGGCCACGCAAAGAACACTTTGAATACTACCGAACAAAAATAAAGTGCGGATACAGCTGTACTATCCGGCTTGATGTAACTAAATTCCTTTCACAGGTAAAAAGTAAACATCTGAAATTCTATCCATCTTTTATATACTGCGTTTCAAAGCTTATTAATGAAACCAAAGAATTCCGAATGACCGTGGATAAGGACGGAAATCCCGGTTATTTTGATGTTTCGTATCCCAATTTCACCATATTCCATGACGATACAAAAACCTTTTCCGATATATGGACCGAATACTATCCGGACTTTAAAATATTCTATGATAATGCAGTAAACACAATGGAAAAGTATAAAGATGTTCATGGAATAAAAGCCCGTAAGGAACAACCGGAAAATTTCTTCTGCATATCATGTGTTCCCTGGCTTACATACACTTCATATAACACAAGCGTTCCCGGCGGTGAACCTAACCTTTTTCCTATAATAACATTCGGAAAATTTACTGCTGACGAAAAAGGCATATATACAATGCCGTTCACGCTCAATATATCTCATGCCGCTGCAGACGGTTATCACACTTCAAAATTCTTCAACGATCTCCAAATTCTGATTAATTCAATCGAATTGTGAACGAAATGTGAACTTTCTTAAGCAATTATGAATATTAGCACTCACCTCTTGACAGTGCTAACAAAGTGTTGTATATTAACCTCAGAACAAAGGAAAGGGAATAAAAAAGATAAAGATATTAAAAAATAAACCTACCTGAGTTAATAATTCAACACCTCGGATTTCTCCGACAGTGCTTAAATATTTATCAATATGTCATTTGAAAGGAGATATGACTTATGATGATGCCCAGTATTTTTGGAGAAAACTTATTTGATGATTTTATGAACGATTTTCCTTTTGAGAAACATTTCTTCAGTGAAAGAAATCCTCTCTATGGTAAA